AACCGGCGCCTGGAAAAAGGAGTAAGCTATGGCAACAATTTACGTTGACGCCGGAGAAGTAGTTGTTGTCGACCTGATCGACGGCACCAGCAGCACGCACTTGGATGCCACGAATGGAAAGATCGCATGGGGCACTGGCGCGGGTACCGCGGCGAAAGGCGACACCACACTCTTCACCGAAGCAACTGAAGCGCGCGTTGCAGTCGTAGCCAGCCAACCCGCGGGCGACACGAACAGATGGATCGCCACAATGACCGCTGACGGAGCCAAGACGATCACGAACGCCGGGCTGTTCAACTCTGCGTCCGGCGCTACGCTGATCGTGAAGGGCGACTTCACCGGCATCGTGCTGGCGCTCGGAGACAAAATCGAGTTCACGATTTCCCTGCAACAGACGTAAGCAGGGGAATTGTGTGGCTTCTATTGTTGGTTCCGTACATAATGGAGCGGCCAATAATCCCACGACCGGGGACTGGGACGTAAGCAGCATATCGTTCATCACTGGCGATATAGGAATTTTCTTCTGGTACGCCCGTGATTCAACTAAAACAATTACTGAACCGGGAACAGTAACCGAAAAACACGATTTCGCTGGTGGTGCAGGATTCGGCAGACTCTTCATTGGTTATCGGTATCTCCAGGTCGGAGATACTATCTTTACTTGGACCGCCTCCAGCGTTACCACGGTCACCACTCTCTGGGGTGTTACGATTGTTCGCAGTGGCCCGCAATCTGGTGATCCATTTGCGGCGGTCGCTGGGCCTTCAACGTATACCGATACACTCAGTCCCAATCCGCCTGCCGTTACTCCACCAGTCAACGACAGCCTTATTCTCACGTGTTTCGGCGCGAATAACGATCACACCACGGTCACGGCGCCTACTAACTATACGCTGCGAAGCAATGGCAGCAGTACGCTTGGTACTGACGGTTCATACGCCGCGGCTTCGCGGGTGCTTGTTGGCGGCGGTGGCGCATCTGAAGACCCGGCGGTGTTCACGCGCACCGGCGGCGCAGCCACGGATGATGGTGTAGTGTGGACGGGCGCAGTTTCCCCTGGAGCAATCCCAAAAACCATCGCCGCGATAGCGGTGCCGGTTGCGACACTCACGCGCCTCAATACTTTTAGCCGTACTTTGGCCGCAGTTGCAGTGCCGGTCGCGACACTCACCAAGCAGATGTACGTCGTCATGAGCGCGACAGCTACCGGTGTGGCGACGCTTGTGACCGCACTTCTTTTCAGCGTCAGCGCGGCCGCCGTTGCGGTCGGTGTGGCGACGCTGACGACAGTTGCGACTTTCAGCAAAGCGCTGGCTGCAATTGCGGTAGGTGTTGCAAGCCTGACCGCGACGTTCATAGCCGGCGCCGCGGCGGTAGTGGCTCGCGTTCAGGGCTTCATCGTAAATGTCGGCTCGATGATGATGCGGCGATGATGAGGCGATAATGGCCGAACTTCTAAATCTCAGTCACATAATTGGCCCCCAGTTCGAAGGACTGGCGATGCCCTCGTTCTGGCTGCCGCTCAACGATCTAGGCAACGGCGAAGTCAACCTTGTTCCGCTGCGCGCCGGAGGTTCCCCGACGCCGACTTTCACGCGGGCCACGACGGCTTGGACAAAGGAAACCAGTTCGCTTAGTTTGCCGGGTGTTGTGGACAATTACGCCAGTATGCCGGACAGCGCAGCGAACAGTATTGTTGGTGACATTGATATCCGGGTTAGAGTGGCATTGAATGATTGGACGCCTCTTAATTTTACACCATTGTTCGCTAAATGGGGATCAGGGACCGCCTATGCCTTTGCGGTACAGGCCAACGGTATTATTGATTTTCAATCTCAGGATCAGATTGGATCAACTGTTCCCGTTGGTGCGGCAGATGGATCAACTAAGTGGGTAAGGGTAACTCAAGATGTTGATAATGGGGCTTCCGGGCACGACACAAAATTTTATACGTCGGATAACGGCATAGTATGGTCTCAGCTTGGGAGTACGCAGACACTTGCGGGCGTGATTTCTATAGATGACACGGCGCGACCCGTTTACATAGGCGCAATTGAAAACGCCGTTACAGGCGTTCCAGAGCGCTTTCTATTAGGGAAAGTCTACTACGCTGAACTCCGCAACGGCATCGACGGCCCGATCGTAGCGAAGTTCGATCCCAGCGAAACGACTTCCGGCGCTACATCTTTTGTTTCCTCTACCGGCGAAACCTGGACGATCAATCAGTCCGGCTCCCCGAAAGCGGAGATCGGGCAGTGGTGGAGAGAAGTCGCCTCCGGCGTGCCGCGCTCCTGCTACCTCGGCTTCAACAACACCGCGGTCGGTGCTTACGGCGGCTACCTTGCCGAAGATGCGAGAACGAACTTGGCGCTTTGGTCGCGAGACATGACCAACGCGGCATGGGTGAAGATCAACGTAACGGCCGCCAAGAACGCGACCGGGATAGACGGCGTAGCGAACTCGGCCTCCACGCTGACGGCAACGGCCAACGGCGGGACCGCGTTGCAGACGCTGACTGCCGCTGCATCTAGCCGAACATATTCGGTATGGCTGCGTCGCAAGACCGGCACCGGGACTGTCACGATACAGCAGACGGGAACGACGCTGGACGTGACCGCCTCGTTGAACAGCCTGACGTATACTCGCGTCGAGTTGAATGCTTCGATCCTCAACGCTGTCTTCGGCATCATCTTCGGCACAAGCGGAGATGCAGTTGAAATTGACTTCAATCAGTTCGAGGCCGGTACGTTTGCCGCTTCGCCGATTCCGACGACCACAGTGGCGGTGGCGCGCAATGCTGATGTGCTCACTTACCCTTATGCCGGAAACGCTCTTACTTCAGCAGGGGCTGCATCGGCGGATTTATTCCTGAACAACACATCAACCGGCGCGATTCAAACGGCGATAGCACTATCCACCACAACCGGCCCTCTAAACATTGCAAGTGCTGGTGCGGCTACGACAATTCGTATATCCGACGGCACGACAGATACTGCAAAATCGTCACTTACAGACATGACGACAGCAGTGCGTAAACGCGCATCTTCTTGGGGCGGTTCAGTCCAGGCCATAACCGGCGACGATGTTGCTGTGACTAGCGGCGCTTTCGATGGCACGCTTGGAAGCACAGCTATAGGCATTGGCTGCGCAACAGACGGTACTTTATTTTGGTTCGGTACTGTCAAAAACGTCCGCATCTGGACAAAGCAACTTTCTGACAACACTCTTCGAGGTCTAACCTCCTAACCAACTATGGCAACCTCAGAAGTAGCAATCGCAAATCGTGCTTTGCAGAAGCTCGGCGCAAAGCGCATCGAATCGTTGACGCAAGATCATCCGAATGCCCGTTCGATGAACGCGGCGTATATCCTCGTGCGCGATGCAGAGCTGCGCCGCTACCCCTGGAGCTTCGCCATCAAGCGCGAAGCGCTAGCTGCCGACCCGGCCGATACGCTGTGGGGCGGTTGGAATCGCTTCAGCCTGCCAAACGACTTCCTGGCGCTTATTCGCGACGACGAGACAGGCCAAGCGCCGGACTGGCGCATCGAGGGTATCTTCATCGTCACCGCCGATGCCGCGCCGTTGAATATCCGCTACATCGCGCGCATCACGGACCCGAACTTCTTCGACGCGCTGTTCATCGAAGCCTTCGCCGCGAAGCTGGCGCTGGAGTGCTGCGAGGAGATCACGCAGAGTTCGAGCAAGAAAGAATCCCTGAAAAGCGATTACGACTTCGCCATCAATCAGGCGAAGCGTATCGGCGCCATCGAGAAGCCGGCATTCGTTTTCGCCGAAGATGACTGGATAAACGCGAGGCTATAGAACGTGGGTAGAGCGTCGGAAGCACAGCACGCATTCAACGCGGGGGAACTATCCACCCTGATGCTTGGTCGGCAGGATTTGACCAAGTACGCCTCGGGTCTGTTCGTCTGTCTGAACACTATTCCGCTGACGCAGGGTGCTTGGACGCGCCGCCCCGGCCTGGCGTTTCTGCACCAAGCGAAGCACCACGATAAAGTTTCCAGAGTCTTCCCGTTCCAGTATTCCGTGACGCAGACGTACACCTTGGAATTCGGCGAACAGTATATCCGTTTTTTCACGGCACACGGCATTCTCACGCAGGCCGGGCAATCCATAACCGGTATCAGCAACGCGGCCACGGCGGTTCTGTCGTACTCCGGCGCCGACACCTACGCAAATGGTGATCGCGTTATCGTAACTGGCGTCGCCGGCATGACGCAGGTCAACAACCGCGAGTTCGTTGTGACGAACGTCAACGCCGGCGCGAACACATTCGAGCTTTTCGACACCGACGGTACCGCAGTCAACAGCACGAGCTACGGCGCCTGGACTTCCGGCGGCACGGTGGCTGAGATATTCCAAGTAACGACCGCGTTCGACGAAACTGACATCTCGGATGTTCGCATCACGCAGTCGGCCGATACACTGTTCATCATGCACCCGGACTTCCCGACGCAGAAGCTCGTGCGGGTTTCCGCGCTGTCGTGGACGCTGTCCGATGTGGCTTTCACCGACGGGCCGTACGACGCGCTGAATACGACCGCGACCACACTTACGCCGAGTGCGGCCACAGGCTCCATCACTCTAACCGCGTCCGCAATTACGGGCATCAACAACGACACCGGCTTTCAGACAACGGACATCGACCGGCTGATTCGCATACAGGAAGGTTCAGTATGGGGCTACGTCGTGATAACGGCTTGGACAAGCACGACGGTTGTAACCGCGACAGTTCTTTCGACGTTGACGAACGTGAGCGCGAAAGTGAATTGGCGCATGGGTATCTGGAGCGATACGACCGGCTTCCCGTCCTGCGGCACGTTCTACGAAGACCGGCTATTTCTGGCCGGCGCGGCGACGTTCCCGCAGCGCCTCGACGGCTCGAAGACGGGCGTCTACACCAGCTTCTCGCCGTCCAGCACTGCCGGCACGGTGGCAGACGATAACGCTGTTGCGTTCACGATGAACGCCGACGATGTCAATGCTATCCACTGGCTGTCGCCGAACGAAAAAGGCTTGCTTGTCGGCACGAGCCGCGGCGAGTGGCAGGTAAAGGCCAGCTCACTTAACGAAGCGCTGACGCCGACGAACATCTCGGCGAAGCCGTCGACTCGGCACGGCAGCGCGGACATGGCACCGGTGCAGGCCGCCAGAGCGGTGCTATTCGTGCAACGCGCCAACAGGAAGCTGCGCGAGCTGGCGTACGTGTTCGAAGCCGACGGCTTCCGCGCCCCGGACATGACACTGCTCTCCGAGCACATCATGCGCCCAGGCGTGACCGAACTGGCGTACCAGGAACAACCGCAGGCGATCGTGTGGGGCGTGCGCAGCGACGGCGTACTGCTTGGCTTCACCTACGAGCGCGATCAGGATGTCATTGCCTGGCATCGGCACGAACTCGGCGGGCAGAGCGATGTCGACGGACTACTCGTTCCCGTTGTCGAAAGTGTGGCGGTCGTGCCCGAGCCGCTGGGCACGCGCGACGAGCTTTATGCGATCGTAAAGCGGTACATCAACGGCGGCACGAAGCGGTACATCGAGTACATGAGCAAGATTTGGGAAGAGGGCGATGCGCAGGAAGACGCCTTTCATGTCGATTGCGGCTGGACGCAAATCGACTCTCCGGCCTCCGCTATCATCACCGGCCTCTGGCATCTCGAGGGCGAAACGGTCGGCGTCTACGCGGACGGCGCCAAGCTGCCGGAGCAGACGGTAACGAACGGGACGTTGACGCTGGACAACGCCGCCATCATCAAGACGCTCGGCTATCTGTATAACAGCGACGGGCAAACGCTGCCGATCGAGGCAGGGGCGCAGGATGGCTCGGCGCAGGGCAAGATCAAGCGCATTCATCGCGTCGGCTTCTGGCTCATGGATACGCTCGGATTGAAGTACGGCCCGGATGCCGACAACTTGACGGAGCTTGTCGTGCGTCAGTGGGGCGACGACTTCGGCGTCGTGACGGCGCTGTTCACAGGTGTTGTGCGCGAACGCTTCGAAGGCGACTACGACAAACTCGGCCAGATATACTGGCGCTCCGACGGGCCGTTTCCCGGCACAGTGCTGGCCGTCATGCCACAACTTTCTACAAGTGATGACAGCTAACCGCATCGTCATTCCGTTCCAGCGATGGCACCTGTCCCGGTTGCAGGGTAAAGGTGCTGAAACGCTCGCTGGGGAGTTCGCGTACATCGGCATCGACGAGCAGATCATGCTCGAAAAGCTCGATTCGTGGACGGGTATGCGCGACGACGAACCTGTTTTCTGCGCCGGCACTGTACAGCACTGGCCGGGCAGGAGTACGGTGTGGGCGTACATCCACAAAGATGCCGCACCACATATGCTGTGGATTAGCAGGATCGTGCTAAATCACTTGGCTAAAGTGCCGGGCCGCATCGAATGCACTGTGCGCTGCGATTTTGAAAAGGGACACCGCTGGGCAGAGATGCTCGGCTTCTCTGTGGAAACGCCGCTGCTTCGCGCCTACGGGCCGGAGGGCGAAGATCATACCGGGTATACGAGGTTTAACTAATGGCAGCCGCGATTCCGTTCATCCCGTACATCGTCGCCGGCATAATCGCCGTCGGCGCCATCCAGCAAGGGCAGGCTGCGCGCGCTTCTGGCAAGTACAATGCCGCGCTCGCGAATCAGAACGCGCAGATCGCCAAACAGGAGGCCGATGTCTTGGCGCGCCAGCAGGATCGCGAGAACTACTTGCGCCTGGGCGCCATTCGTGCTGCGCAGGGCAAGGCAGGCGG